TGGACAATCTCTCTACCAAATCCGCATTATATACGGAAATACGATACAGGAGTACAATGACATGGCTGATCTAAAAGGAGTCGAATATCTCCGGAATAAGTTGCTCAAAAAGAAGTCCCGGTGTAACCGGAGATACTCCTTTTACGAGATGAAGCACGTGGCCAGGGCATCCTCCAGCAAGATGATCCCATCCGAGCTTAACTGGATGATGGGAGTCTTTGGCTGGTGCACAGATGCGGTCGACTCTCTGGCCAACCGCCTGCAGGTTCGTGGCTTCCGGAATGACAACTTCGCCATGGGCGAGATATTCGATCTCAACAACCCCGATATCATCTTCGACAGCGCCATCGTTTCGGCGCTGATCACATCATGCTGTTTTGTTTATATTTATGCCGACGATGTTGGAAATCCAAGGATGGAAATCATCGATGGCACAAGGGCGACCGGCGTCATAGACGAGACGACCGGGATGCTGAGAGAGGGCTACGCAGTCCTCGAGTCAGACAAATATGGACGTCCAACTCTGGAAGCCTACTTTGAGCCAGGGGCTACCACCTACTATCCAAAGGGTGGTAAGCCCTATTTAATTTACAATCCGGCTCCCTATCCGCTTCTGGTCCCGGTCATCCATAAGCCGGACGCAAAGAGGCCATTCGGGCATTCGGTCATCAGCCGAGCCTGCATGTATTACCAGGACGCGGCTGTCCGGACCGTCTTCCGGTCGGAAGTGGCAGCGGAGTTTTTTGCCGTCCCTCAGAAATACGTCCTCGGCACAGATCCGGAATCAGAGCCCCTCGACAAAGCTCTCTCCATGATGCGTCTTTTGGAGATCACCAAGGACGCGGACGGAGACAAGCCCACGGTCGGCACATTCCAGACGCAGTCCATGGCTCCTTTTACCGAACAACTCAAGATGTTCGCGTCTCTTTTTGCCGGAGAGTCAGGGCTTACCCTGGATGATATCGGATTCCCGACAGCAAACCCGTCGAGCTACGATGCCATTGTGGCATCACATGAAAAGCTGAAGCTGAAAGCCAGAAAAGCCCAGCGCGGAATTTCGACAGGCTTTCTGAATGCCGGCTATCTGGCCGCCTGCCTCCGTGACGAGAAAGCATACGACAGAAGTCTGATCGCAAGGACAAGCGTCCGCTGGTATCCAGTTTTTGAACCGTCTGCAGCAACCATCTCACAGATTGGAGATGGACTCATGAAGCTCGGGCAGGCGATGCCGGAAGCCGACATCGTTCCCATCGCCGAAGATCTGACAGGCCTTGACTTCGGCGGCTCAGATTTTACCGACCTCGACAGACTCTTAGCTGAGGAGGAGAGGAATGGCTGATATCTCCCAGGAGCTCCTGTCCGAGATCCGAAAGACCTTTGAGACGGAGCTAAAAAAAGACCGGCGTTTTCACGTCCTGCTCAAAAGAGCCAGGGACGGGACAGGCTCATACGTACACGCCAACTCATACGCCCGCCTGATTGGTCGGGCCTTATCAAAGGCCATCAAGGCAAACGTATCAGCAGGCGTCCTGCCACAGGGCCGGCTTTATCTGGAGCTTGCCCAGCAGATCATCACGCCCATGCTCAAAGAGGGACACGGGCTGACTACGGAGTATATCAAGCTCGTCCAGGATTCAATCAACAAGGAGGCAAAAATCGGTCTCGCTTCGCAGATCCCGGAATTCAACATCGACAGAGCTGCCGGCTTCGTAAAAAAAGCGTCGGCAGCAGAATCCTATGATGATGTCAAATGGATATTTGAGGATGATGCGTATCTGCAGAATTTTTTTGAGGCTGAGGTCGATGAAGCCATCCAGCAGAATGCTGATGTGCAATGGCGGGCCGGCAGCAGTCCGAAGATAATCCGGATCTATCACGAGGGAACAAAGTACTGTCCCTGGTGTGCACAGCTCGCCGGGACCTACGACTACCCATGCGACAGGATTGTGTATGCCAAGCACAGGGACTGCCACTGCACGGTGGATTATCAGGTGGGTAAATTCCGACAGGATGCCCATACAAAGAAAATCGTATACAGGGGAGACATAGAAAAGATCAGCACGGACTCGGGGCTGAGCGAAAAAGAACAGCAGCTCCTGGCAAGGATGAGGCTGAGCAGGAGGTGAGCGCATGGCGGCCGAGCGAATCGGAAGCCAGATGCCTACATCCTCCTTTATCCTGCCATACAGGGACACAAAGGGCCACGAAGCTGTCGAGATTTATAACCGGACATCCAGAGAAGCGATGCCATGGCAGGAGCTTCTGGTCAACGACATTTTGGCCGTGGATGATGAGGGCCTGTGGATCCATAACAAATATGGCTATGAGATTCCCCGACGTAACGGCAAAGGCGAGGTTATCGCCATCGTAGAGCTCTGGGGCCTGCTCCATGGATGCCAGATAGCACACACGGCTCATCTGGGAGCCACAGCATCTGCAGCATATTCAAGACTTGTCCAGCTTCTCTCTGACCTGGGTTATTCTGATAAGCCCGAGGGTGATCAGAAAAAAATGAAATGTAACCGGGCCTATGGCCGTGAATCCATCACGATTCCGGACACGGGCGGAAAAATCTCATTTAAAACCAGGACCACCAAGGGCGGACTCGGCGAGGGCTTTGATATCCTCATTGTGGACGAAGCCCAGGAGTATACGGTCGAGCAGGAGAGCGCCCTGCAGTACACGGTCACGGATTCCGGCAACCCCCTGACTCTTTTCTGCGGGACTCCGCCGACGGTCGTATCATCCGGTACGGTCTTTAAAGACCTCCGGGATGAGATTTTTGCCGGAGAGGCCCAACACAGCGGATGGTCAGAGTGGTCTATGCCGGGCATGGTCGACCTCTCCGACGAGGACGAGCTTATTGAGGCTCTTTACACAACTAACCCGTCCCTCGGTCTGAAGCTGACCATCAGGGCCGTGCTCAGCGAGTCCCGAAAAGATGCCGTCGACTTCAATATCCAGCGCCTCGGCGTCTGGATTAAATACAATCAGAAGAGTGCCATCAGCGAAAGTGAGTGGGATCAGATACAGGCAGACGCTCCGCCTAAGCTGAAAGGCAAGCTCTATATCGGCATCAAATACGGCAAGAAGCTGGACAATGTGTCCATGAGTGTAGCCGTAAAGACGACCGACGACCTTGTCTATGTCGAGACGATAGGATGCCGGCCCATCAGAGAGGGGACGGACTGGCTTATCGCTTTTCTGACGCAGGCAGACGTCGCCGAGGTAGTAGTCGACGGAGCGGCAGGTCAGCAGATTTTTACTGACGCCGCAAAAGACGCAAGACTCAAAGCTAAGATTAAGATCCCCAGGGTCGCCGACATCATCACGGCATCAGCAGCCTTTGAGAATGGCATCACCCAGAAGCTGATCAGGCATTCGGGACAGCCGTCTCTCAGATCGGTCGTATCCAACTGTGAACACAGAGCCATCGGCTCCAACGGGGGATTCGGATACAATGCCCAGATAGAGGGCATGGACATCTCGCTCATGGAGTCCTGTGTCCTGGCTTTCTGGCTCTGTGTATCAGCAAAGCCGGAAAGAAGACAGCAAGCCAGATAAAAGCATCGCATTCAGCGGTGCTTTTTCATATTTACGCCGCCCGAGCGGAAAGAGGGCATTTTTACGCATCACTTAGCGGTTAATTAAGGAGGATAAGACAATGGCTGAATTTACACCCATCACATTTAACACGCAGGAAGAATTCGACAAGGCTGTCGGCGACAGACTCAAGAGGCACGAGAAGCAGATCCGGTCAGAATACGCGGATTACGACTCCCTGAAAGAGCAGTCAGAAAAATGGCAGCAGGAAAAAGAGACTCTTAACAGCCAGATCGCGGAACATCAGAAGACCATTAAGGGAATGCAGGTAACATCCCTTAAAGAGAAGATAGCCCGTGAATCCGGCATCCCTTTCGAGCTTGCCAGCAGGCTCAGCGGGGAGACAGAGGACGAGATTCGAAAAGATGCGGAAGCGGTGGGAGCTTTTTTAAAGCCTAGACAGCATCCGGCACCCGGCAAATCTACAGAGCCGGCCGGAAAAGACAACCGTGAGGACGCCAGAAAGGCGGAGCTCGCAGACACATTACACAAATTAAGAGGAGAGGACTAAATTATGCCTAGTTCAAATACTTCAACATCCGCGCTTTTTACATCTCAGCGCATCACAGAACTTTTCGACAAGGTAAAAGGCCATTCTTCCGTGGCAAAACTCAGCGCATCTGAGCCTATCCCTTTTGAGGGCATCGACGTCATGACATTCCAGCTGGATTCCGGCATCTCCATTGTAGCTGAGGGATCCAACAAGCCCCCGATGAATGCTACCCTGGAGCCTGTCACCATCAAGCCCCTCAAGGTTATTTATCAGCATCGAGTTACTGATGAATTTCTGAAGATGTCCGATGAAAAGGCTCTCAGAATCCTGGAGACTTTCATGCAGGGCTTCTCTAAGAAGATCGCCGAGGGATTTGACATTATGGCTATGCACGGCCTGAATCCCTACGACATGACTGCCTCAGCCCTGATCGACACAAATCACTTTGACGCCTGCCAGAGCGTAGCTGGCACAAGCGATCCCGAGGCAGATCTCGAGAGCGCAGTGGCGTTAATCGGCGACTACAAGACCACAGGCATCGCCCTCTCAAGAGGCTTTGCAGCAGATATGGCCAAGCTCAATGTCAATGGCGTGCCTCAGTATCCAGAATTCAAACTCGGCGCAAGCCCTTCAGCTCTGAACGGCATCCCTTGCGACGTCAACTCTACCGTATCCCGTGCGGCTTCCGGCGCTACTGCAGACAAGGCTATCGTCGGTGACTTTGCTGAGGCATTCCGCTGGGGCTATGCCGACGAGATCCCCATGGAAGTTATCCGCTATGGTGACCCTGACGGCCTGGGCGACCTCAAGAGAAAGAATCAGGTCGTTCTCAGAGCTGAGGCTTACATCGGCTGGGGTATCCTGGACAAGAGCGCATTTGCCCGTGTGACCGAGTAAGAGGTGGCTGATGGCTGACTTTGCGACAGTTAATGACATCGAGGCGCTTTGGCGCCCCTTGTCAGACAGCGAAAAGGTAAGGGCTGAAGCCCTCATTCCTATCGTCTGCGATTCTTTGAGAGAGGAGGCCCTGCGCGTCGGAATTGACCTGGACGCAGAAGTGGCGGCAAGGACATCCTTTGCAAGCGTCGCCAAATCCGTCACGGTTGACGTCGTGGCGAGGACCTTGCAGACATCTACCAGCATGGATCCTATGTCTCAGATGTCGCAGACAGCCGGCCCTTATACATTTTCCGGGACTTTTCTCAATCCCGGAGGTGGGCTTTTTATCAAGACTTCCGAGCTCCGGCGCCTGGGAATCCGGCGCCAGCTCAAAAGGACGGTGGATTTATTTGGCTTTGATCAAGGGACAGACGATAACGCTCTATCAGAAGACACAGACGGGGCTTGACCCGTTCGGGCAGGCTCTTTATGAAGAGACTCCCGTCGAGGTCAGCAACGTCCTGATAGCTCCTGTGAGCGCGGATAAGACTCCCGAGCAGGACGGGCTTGGAAATGTCCTGGAAGCCTACGACATCCACATCCCGAAAGACGATACAAATGTCTGGGAACACCGCAGAGTCTCTTTCTGGGGCAAGGTCTTCCGGAGCGTGGGAGCCGTGAAGCGATACATGCCGGAGAATACCCCGGGCGACTGGATCGGGAGCATAAGGGTGGAAAGATATGATCTCACGGATAGAGCTTGACAGCGCCGGGCTCACAGCCCTCCGGCACGAAGTCGGAGAGAGCCTGTGCGGAGAGCTGGCTGCCGAAATCGCTGAGAAATGCGGTGAGGGATACGGCCACAGGGTGGCATCCCTTACATGGCTGACCCTTGCGACCGTATACACGGCTACGGAGCAGGCAGCTCTAGACAACTCCGAGAATAACACTCTCGTGAACAATTTATGATTGAAAAAGTAATATATGACTTTCTGGACGAGCGGGCGTCCGTCCCCGTATACATGACGGAGCCGGCCGAGGGAATCGCAGAAGAATACATCCTGATACACAAGTCCGGGGGCAGTGTGGCCAACCGCATCAGGTCGGCCGTGCTCCTGGTCAAGTGCATCAGTACGAAGTCGCTCTATCGGGCGGCTGAAATCTGCGAGGAAGTAATCGCCCTCATGGATGAGGCTGTGACCCTTGACGAGGTGGCATCCTGCACGCCCAATTCGCCTGGATACAACAACACAGACGCGGCGTCAATGCAATATCGCTATGAAGCCACATTTAATATTACACATTATTAGGAGATTAAAAAATGTCAAATAATGTAGCAAACGTAACGGCAGGCAAACCTGCGGTCACAGGCTCGATCTACTACGGAGACCTTACCCAGACATTGCCTACAGATTCAACTACCGCTCTCCCTGCCGGCTTTAATCATGTCGGCTATATCTCCGATGCCGGCGTGGTCAAGGGACAGGCCATCCAGTCCACATCCATTAAGGCATGGGGCGGAGACAATGTCCTCGATGCCGATGGCGGCAAGACCGTTACTTATAAATTTACAATGATTGAGTCGATGAACGTTAATGCTCTTAAGGTAACCCACGGAGACGCCAACGTCACCGGCGACCTTAGCAATGGCATTACAGCTATGACAGACAACTCCCCGATGGAAGAGAGAGCCTGGGTTATCGACAGAGTCCTCCGCGGTGGTGGCACAGCAAGGACAGTCATTCCCAGGGCAAAGGTTACCGCTCTCGATGACGAGAGTTATGTTGATAACAATGCGGTCGGACTTGGGGTAACTCTTACATGCTATCCCGATGCAAGCGGGAAAGCCGTATATGAGTATCTGAAAGGCGCATAATGGAAAAGATCACAGGCAAGACAAAGAGCGGATTTGAATTCTCGGTCCCCGACGGGCTCTCGAATGACTTCCGCTTCGTGAAAGCATACAGAAATTACAAGTCAAAAGACCCCGAAAAGCAGGTGGACGGCATCTGCGACATGATCAGTGCGGTCTTTTCCGATGAAGCTGAAGAGGAACGCTTTTATCAGCACATTGCCAGGACCTACGGAGACGAGAGCGGGAGAGTCCCCGCTGACAAGGTTATTTTTGAAATCAATGAAATCACGGATATCATCCATGATGATGTAAAAAACTGATGATCCTCGCCGAGATGCTGGCGGTGGACGAGGCGGCTCTTGCCTGTGATATGGCGGAGTCCTACGGCGTATATGACTTATGGGCTCTGCCTGCCAGGACAGCAGCAACCCTTGCCGCAGGGCTCCGCCCATTTTCGCGTATTTGGGCACGGCTCCACGGGCTTGACATTCCACTTGATGTCTTCATGCAGGCGTCAGCGCTTGACTGTCTGAGACTCCTCTGGTGGGCCAAGACGGAAGACGGCCAGAAGAATCAAAACCGCCCAGACAGCGTCCTCAGCATCCTCATCGGTAAAGACGAAGAAAAAGAGGCACCTGCCGCCACATTTGCGTCAGGCGAGGATTTCGAAAGAGAATGGAAACGACAAACAGGAGCTTCCTGTATAGTTTAAACCGTGGTGGATGTTGAAAAAAAGAATACCTCAGAGTACGATAAGACTACTGACTTGGCATGGTTGGTAAATCTTATACGAACAGAGAGGTATTCCAAATGAAGTCTAACACACAGAACAAAAAAATTGAAGCAGTAACTGAAAAAACATTGGTTGTAGGTATCGATGTCGGAAGCGAATTCCATTATGCCAGGGCTTTTGATTGGCGGGGAATCGAATTTTCGAAGAAGCCATTTAAGTTCAGCAATACAGAACCGGGCTTTAAAGAATTTAAGGCATGGATCCTTCACATACAGACAGAGCATGATAAGGATACCGTAGTACCGGGAATGGAGCCGACAGGCCATTACTGGTTCAATCTGGGGAAGTTCCTCCAGGACAATGGCATGAAACCGGTATTGGTGAATCCTCATCATGTGAAAAAGTCAAAGGAACTGGACGACAATAATCCGACGAAGAATGATCGCAAGGATCCAAAAGTCATCGCAGGACTTATAAAGGACGGACGATATTCGTACCCCTACCTGCCGGATGGCGTTTACGCGGATCTGAGGACAGCATCAAATCTTCGGTTCCAGATGCAGTCGGAACTCACGAGAATACAGAACAGGATCAGCCGGTGGCTTTGCATCTACTTCCCGGAATACAAAGATGTATACGGGAATCCGGATGCAAAGAGCGGAATGATGATACTGAAAGCAGCCCCGCTCCCGGAAGACATCGTGACGTTAGGTGTCGAAGGGGTAAACAGGATCTGGCGGGAAGCAAAGCTCAAGGCTGTGGGACTTAAGAGGGCAAAGACCTTGTATGAAGCAGCTGAGCACAGTATCGGAAGCAGGGAAGGAGCAACAGCCGCAAGGATGGAGATCCGGATGCTTTTAGAGGATTATGAATCCAGAGCAGCACGGCTTCAGGAGATCATGACGCTGATCGAATCGCTGGTACAGCAGATCCCGATGGCGGAAAAGCTGATGGAGATCAAGGGTGTCGGCATAAAGACGGTATCCGGATTTCTGGCGGAGGTCGGTGATATCAGCCGCTTCGACAATCCCAAGCAGCTCCAGAAGCTGGCGGGTCTGGCGATCAAGGAGAACAGTTCGGGTAAACACAAGGGTGAGACAACGATAACAAAACGTGGTCGGAAAAGGCTGAGGTATCTACTTTTTGAGGTCGCGATGTCCCTTGTGAGCAAAAATGAAGAGTTTGCCCAGCTGCACCTGTACTACACAACCAGGCGGATCAACCCGCTGAAGAAGATGCAGTCACTGATGGCAGTAGCCTGCAAGCTGATCCGGATCTTCTACGCCATGCTGACAAAGCAGGTGGACTACGATCCACAGAAGATGATCAGCGATATCAGAAGGCCGGAGGTCTATCTGCAGGCAGCATAATAGAGACAGTAACACGATGATGGCTGTATCCTGAACAGCCACTGAACGAAGGCAGACTGTCACAGATAGCGTCCACCGCAAGGTGCTGTAACAGGAAGCAAGTCAGTAATCAAACATACAAAGAATGAGCCGGCAGTCAGCAGGAATTTTCACCAGAGGGCATGACCCTGCACAGGAGCTAAGCTGACGCCCTGGTTATGGATAGGCGGTACGAAGGAAGTTGGGACCTCTGGAGACAGAGGAAAACCCGTTGGACACAGGAGGTTCGCTGCCATAGAGGGAAGGGGTTCGCACAAAGGCCATGTAGAGCAAAAACGATGACGTTCTATTTCGTGCACCCATCTACCACTATTTCAGCACCTGATGCTATGAAATATCCATAACACTGGCTCTTCTGACTGAGATATAAAGGCTTAAAAACCTTGATTATTCAACAAAAAACACTTGATTATATGAGGAGGTGACCATGGCTAAGAATCGCATAGCGACTGCATATGTGCAGATCGTGCCGACAGCCGAGGGCATCACAGGATCACTGCAGAGCGTGCTCTCGCCAGAGGCAAAGTCCGCAGGGCTCCAGGCAGGCACGGAAGCCGGAGCAAGCCTCGGTTCAGCCCTCAAGCAGACAGCTGGAGCAGAGGCGGAGTCGGCCGGCGGTGAAGCAGGTGGAAAGCTGGGGAGCAAGCTCCTCTCGGTGGCTTCCGGAGCCATCAAAAACGGGGCTGCCATCCTCGGAAAAGCCTCGGCTGTCGCTTTTGGCGCTGCGACCGCTGCCACGGGAGCCCTGGCAAAGTCGGCGGTCGAAAGCTACGCTCAGTACGAACAGCTGGTCGGAGGTGTAGATAAACTTTACAAGGACGCCTCTGGTCAGATACAGAAGTATGCAGATCAGGCTTATGCCACAGCCGGCATGAGCGCAAATCAGTATATGGAGACAGCAACCAGCTTCTCGGCGTCCCTTATCAACTCCCTGGGCGGAGACACAAAGAAAGCGGCTGAGCTTACCGATGTGGCCATGCGTGCCATGTCGGACAATGTCAATGTCTTTGGATCCAACATGGGCGACGTAGAACACGCTTTTCAAGGATTCGCCAAACAGAATTACACGATGCTTGACAACCTCAAGCTCGGATATGGCGGCACAAAAGAGGAGATGCAGAGGCTGATTGACGATGCCAATGCTTACCGCAAGAGCATCGGAGAGACGTCCGATCTCAGCATCAACAGCTTTGGCGATGTCGTGCAGGCTATCCAGAGTGTGCAGGAAGCCCAGGGCATAGCAGGCACGACCGCAAGGGAAGCCATGACGACCATTGAGGGCTCAGCGACAGCTACCAAAGCCGCCTGGCAGAATGTCGTGACAGCCATCGGCAGAGGCGAGGGCATCGGCGACGCAATGAAAGGACTCGCTACCTCAATCTTTGGCGAGAAAGAGGGAGAGGGCTTACTGAATCAGGTCCTGCCGAGGATTCAGACAGTCTTTGAGGGCATCGGTGCTTTTGTGGAGCAGGCAGCTCCATTTATCACGGATCACCTGCCCGGCCTCATATCTTCCGTCATCCCAGGACTCTTAGATGCCTCAGCTTCGATGTTCGTGTCCTTGGCGTCTTCACTCCCCGGCCTTGCTTCGGGGCTCATGGAGACAGCCAGAAGCGTAGCTCTCGATATCGGGAACGTAGCCATGGAAGCCGTGACATCTTTCCTTGCTTCAGATGGTCTCTCGGGCTTTCTGGATGCCGGCATCGAGATGATCGTATCTCTTGCCGACGGATTCCTCTCTGGCATCCCTGCGCTCCTTGAGGGAGCAGGAGAGATGCTGAGCCAGCTCGTGGCGTGGATTATGTCTGATGGGCTCCCGATGCTCGCTGAGAGCGCTGTGAGCCTCATAGGCGGGCTTGTGCAGGTCCTGTGGGATAATCTGCCCTCTATCATCACCGCGGCCGGAGACATGCTTCTGAGCGTCGGACAGAGTTTTTTAGACAATGCTCCCAACCTTGCAGGCGGACTGAGTGAGGCTTTTCATCTTGCCGGAGACATGGCCATCGAAGCCTTTAAGGGGATTGACTGGATTGCTGTCGGACGTGACGTCATCGGATTTATCGCATCTGCCACAAGCGGAGCGGGTCAGCTGATCATATCCGCCCTCAGCTCCATTGGGCAGTCAGCCCTCATAGCTTTCCGGACGATTGACTGGGCCGGAGTCGGCAGGACGGTCATCGGCTTTATCGCATCTGCAGCAGGCGGAGCGATAGGACTTGTCACGACAGCTCTCAGGAACATCGGCTCAAGGGCTCTGGAGACATTCCGGAGCATAGACTGGCGCGGAGTTGGCCGTACAGTCATCAGCTTCATCGCATCAGCAGCAGGCGGGGCTATCGGGCTTGTCACGACAGCACTCCGGACGATAGGCTCTAATGCGCTTCGGACATTCCGATCCATCGACTGGAGAGGCGTCGGCCGTACAGTTATAACATATATCGGCACAGCCGCCAGCAACGCGGGCTCTGCGGTTATCAATGCCCTCAGAAGCATTGGCTCAAGAGCAATGGATGCTTTTAAAAACATCAACTGGAGAGGGGTCGGCTCGGCCGTCATCAACGGCATTAAGTCGGGCATTACCAATGCTGCCGAGGGGCTTGCAAGCGCTGCCAGAAATGCCGCATCGAATGCTCTTTCCAGAGTCAAGGGATTTCTAGGCATCCATTCGCCCTCATCGGTCTTCCGTGATGAGGTCGGCAAGATGATCGGTCTTGGCTGGGCCCAGGGTATCGCGGACACAGCCAGAAAGCTGGCGGAGTCAGCCGGATCTGCATCAAGGGGAGCCATGCGTGCGGCGCAGGATGCCTTTGACGGACTCAATCTGGACAATGATGTGACCATCAGCGCAAGACTCCGAACAGGAGACGATCTGCAGAGGATGAGCGTGCCGAGCGGCAGGCTTGCGGAGCCGAGTGGGAGAGCCACGGCAGCAGATGCTGTCCTCAATCTGCTCCTGCAGTATCTCCCCATCATCGCCCAGAGAGGCGACGTCTATCTTGATACAGACAGGCTTGTCGGAGCTCTTGCCGGACCGATGGACAAAGAGCTTGGATACCGCCTGTCGATAAGCAGAGGATAAGACAATGCAGAGACGATACAGACGAGATATGAGTGTCCACTTCGGGACGCTTGATACATATAAGGACCTGGGTCTTCAGCTTGTCGATGAAGACCTGGGCTTTCCCTCGCTCCAGCGGGCAACCGTGGAAGTGATGGGACGAGACGGAGATATTGACCTGACCGGGATGATTGACACGAATCCTCATTTTGGCAATCGGACCGCCAAATGGAAATTTGCCATGATCCACGGTCAGACGCCCTACTGGTATACCGTCGTCACGGAGCTCATGTCCAGGATCCACGGGCGGACATTGGACATCGTGACGGATTCCGAGCCGGAATTCACCATGCAGGGATGCGTCCAGGTAAAGAGCTTTGACAAATTCCAAAGCCCTGGTTATGTGGAGATAGAGGCTGACTGCCAGCCTTACCGCATCTTTGACAAGGGCTCTGAGAGTGATGACTGGAAGTGGTCGCCCTTTAATTTTATCAGCGGTCAGACTTTTTATAGAAACTGGAGCGGAGAGGAGGCCGGCGTGACCTACGAGGGCGAGCTGAAAAATCTCGGAAGCAAGACCGAGCACATGCTGATCACGACCACACAGGACGTGAGCTTTACGATTGACGGCGAGAGCTGGAATCTTGCAGCCGGTGGACGGCATTCCGCCCTTTATATCAGCCCGGGCGTCACTCCTTTTACTTACAGCTTCCGGACGACTCCCGGCACGCTGACTTTTAGCTACCAGATGGAGGTGCTCTGATGTATAGAGTCTATATAAACGGCTACAATGCCGGGGCGCTCGCCATGGACATCCAAAAAGGCATCGTGCTGGAGGATCCTGTCCTCACCCTCAATGATGGCTCACCGGATAAATTCACTTTTTCCATCCTGCCTGACAATCCACGCTATGACCATACAGTCCTCTGGGGCGCGAGGGTCACGGTGGACGAAGAGGATGGCGGGACCATCGAGGGGAGATTCAGAGGGCGGATCATATCCATCAAGACAGACATGTACGGCAGGCGGGACGTCGTCTGTGAGGGAGCTCTGGCATATCTGGACGATGTGTCCTTTTACGCCCTCGGAGTTGGGACGCTTGTCTCATCGACCTTTGCCGTGGATCTTGTTGATGCCCTCACGGCATTTAATACCTACTTAGACGACAGCTCCAGAGCGGTCACGACCAACCTGGAGCTGCGGATGACAAAAAGATACTGGGATGCCGGAAAAGACATGGACTGGTCGCTCCTGGACTGGCTGAAAAGCTGGGCATCCGATAACAACTACCATCTGTGGGCGTCCTACCGCTCGGCATCCTACGAGGAGCAGGGCGAGGCAGAAGAGGGGCATGATGACCTTGTGTATATCCGGCTCCTTGCTGATGACTCTCTGCCGGCATCTGAGCAGGGCGTGAGCTACGGAGTCAACATGGTCTCATGCAATGTCACCGAGACTATACGCGATTCTTTCCTGACCCGTGTCCATCCGCTCGGGCAGGAGACAGATGGCTACCGCATCGACGCCCCCGACATTGACACGACCAACACGGTCAGAGGGGACACGCAGACGACCATGATTGACCGCTTCGGAATCGTGGAGCGGGGCGTGGTCTTTGACTCAGCCACAAGCGCAGAAGCCCTCACAGCAAGAGGCACGACATACGTCAATCGCTACGCCAAAGAGGGCTATGAGATAGATATCAGGGCTGTCGACTCACACTATATCGATTCGTCCGTGACCAAATTCCGGATGCGGACGCTCGTCCCCGTGAGCCACCCAGCGCTCGGGATCAGCGAGACCGTCCCCGTCAAGCAAATGGTTTTTTATTTAAACGCACCGCAAAAAAACGAGGTCCTGCTCTCCAAGTCTGGAAGCAGGCGACTTACTGACCAGATAAGAGAGGTGAGGCCCTTATGAGTGATTACACTGATATCCAGCCGGAGCTGGATGATTTCGAAAATGCCGTTTACGGCGAGGAAGTCCGGGATTCAATGATCTCGGCTATCAAAAAGATACACGACAGCGCCGCAGGAGCGCCAGACGCCAGCTCAGCCACAGCAGGACAGGTCCTTACAGCAGACGGGACAGGAGGTCACTATTGGGGAGCTGGAGGCAAGGGCATCCCGACCTCGGTTAAGCAAGCTATTATTTCGCTTTTAAAAAAGGCGGCAATTTCACCAGATTTGGAAACAGATCCGTCTGGTGAGACTCCGTATGATGTAAGTGGAGAAATCAACGTACTTGACGAATGGGCCAGCACAAGAGTTGTTGGGATTAGGCTTAATCCGAATACCATATCCTTTACTGAGGGCGATTCTGTCACTATATCAGCAGAGTTAATCCCGTCAGATGCAGATGACGATATTCTTTGGTCATCATCTGATGATTCTGTAGCAATCGTTGCTGAGGGCGTAGTAACTCCTGTCGCAAACGGCACTTGTAAGATATTTGCAAGCGTGGGAAATGTCTCAGCGTCATGCGATGTTACCGTGAGCGGTTTTTGCACCATCACTAATGATTTTGATGAGTACATTACTAATTCCAATACGGCCATGGGCGGTCGTATCGGTGAAACATACAGCGGTACGCTAACAACCACAAAAGGCGTCATCGAAACGGCATCCGTAAGCGTGGTTATGGATGAAGTGGATGTAACTGAATCCGTCTACAGTAATGGCAACATATTCATAAATAACATAACGGGAGATATCGTTATAACTGCTTCGCTACTCGACACAACGGCACAGATTGCCAAAGATGGATATGCTGTCAGAATCGACACAAGTTTGACAGGCAACGATAGCGTAATTGAATATGCCGTTGGAAACGCAGGAATACTTATACCTTATCCGGCCACGGCTTGGAACCCGAAAAGAACAACTACAACGTTTAAAGGGAAAATTGTTCAAGGCACTCCGTCTCCGTTAAGGTGGACTAGTGCTGCTGTTCCGTCCATATACGCTTTAGACAGCAACGGAAATGCTGTCATTCGAGGGACTAACGGTTACGCAGACAGTTCTAATTGCTACAATACCCCAATTTACGTTAACACGGATTCAGATGAGGGGACTGGGGCGATAAATTCGTCTTCTTCCAGATATACTGGCGGTATCGCACAGATGGTTTTTCTGGTAGACACAAGGTACTTGGACGACGACTATTTATACGTGGTAGAGACAGGTGAAATTCTTTTTGCAGGTAAAAATACGCCATACTATAGCATGACAAACATCAGCCAAGCTCCTGTATGATGGAGGTGTGCCAATGAGTATATTTAATACAGACGGGGTTCCGATTCATGCTTGCTATACCAATACCGGAACACTTCTAACAAAGGCGTACAACGTTGATGGGGAACCGGTTTGGTCCAGATACACACCTACAGAAAACTCTTGGTATATCTCACAGATCGGATACGATACAGATAAAAGTAAAAGAGCAACATTAGTAGATGCAGAAGATGGGACCGTCTTTAATGTGGTATCGTCAAGAAGTGGCGGAATCGTATACAGCGGAACCATTGACGGAAATGTTGCTGATTTTTCAAGCGTATCGGCTCCAGGCAAATACTATTTAGAGTCAGATCATAGATATTCTTATGAATTTACGATTGCCAAAGACCGAATTTGGAACGTGACTGCTTTACCGGCTTTAAAATTCATGGAAATGTCCAGACAGGACGTTTGGGAGACGGGCGGTAATACCGGCTATGCTTGGCGAGATTCACATCAGTTTTCTTTTGAGCTTAATGCTCTGGTGATGCAGTATATGTCCAATCCGTCTTACTATGAGTCCTTGCCCTGGGATGTGTATAGAGTTGGCGATACAGAATATGCAGACCTCAGGACGCAGGATTGCCCCAACATCATCTGGCTGATGAAGTTCGCAATCGAAAGATATCACGATTGGAACGTGAATGACAGCATAAATCTTCATGCCCTCATTAAAGGGCAGATAGCGTACTTCCTGTATCTTTATCCACATATCAGCAATTATGTGGATGTCACATGGTATCAGGCAATTCGGGATTGGTGTATCGACATCTGGTCAGTGACTACATGCAATAAATCGTGGTATGAGGTAAGCGGAGACATCAACCATAACCTTTTTACCACACAGGCAAAAATCGGCACAGTAAAAGGCCAGCTTCCACCCGGATACGCCGTCGTGCCAAACTTTATGATGTATGAGGTTTGCAGGCGTGACGGGCTTTCATCGGCAAGCCAATTTTTGGAATCTGCAGAAAACAACATCGCGTGGCTTGTTAATTCGGTTGACCTTACCAATCCTGCGAATACTAAAGGACAGAGGATGAACGAGTATATTCCGTTCCATGCGTTGACATATGCCTATGAAATGTATCCGTCCTCATGCCCTGCTAACACATATACAAAAATTGTGGAAGCCGCTCAATCGCTTTTGGATTTGTCTGATAATCTGTGGGACTACACCAAATACAGTTCCAGCAGGTGGGTAAATCTCGAGACATCTGGCGGACTTTGCAACAACCCCGGTTATGTCGGCATGATGGGAGTCTACTTTGCTCTTGCAAGGGTTATTAGTGACAATAGCTTAAAAGCAAGGCTTAAAGAGTTGGCTATAGCCCATCACGATCACGGATTCGGCAGAAATCCTTTGGGAAGATGCTTTGACTATAAAGCTACAGAGGACTTTGATGGAGCTGTGCTCGGCTGGGTCACTCGAATGTCCGGCGGATATGGCGCGCTCGGAAATGTCGTTGGCGTTCTTGATGGTTCTCCAAAAGAGGAAAACTTCCCATATAATCCTAGCGGCTCGACTGGCTACACAGAAGGGTGGGTCGCATTTAATTCGCCTTGGAATATGGCTCTTGCCTATCTTAATGGGGAGAATCCAGACATAACCGATGGCATCGGAATATTCAGCAAAGGAGCGTGACCGCCATGCAATATATCCCGTGGATTATCAGCTTTTTGTCTCTTGTCGTGTGCGTGATGACATACTTACGCAACGGCAACAAGGACGAGAAAGCTGAGGTCAAAGAAGAAGAGGGCAAATTTGCCAACATTGAGACAGGCTTGATAAAAGCCAATATGAAGCTCGACCAAGTATGCAGTGTTACCAACGAGACAAGGACGGACATTAAGTCCTTAAACCGAGATTTAACCAATCTGGACAAGCGTCTTGTGGTCGTGGAGCGAGATATGAAGACGGCTTTTAACCTGATTAATGAGATTAGAGGTGAC